TTGCATTAGGCCACCTAACGCTTTGCCCCAACCACCCGCCGCATTTATTCCATTCAAAAGCGGAGAGTCAATAGGGGTTTGAGTGCCTTGAAGTGATTGGCTTGCGCTATTTACGAGATTTCCTGAAGATTGTGCCATAGGTTAATTATAATTCTTTTTAGGGTTAGATAAATCGTGTACTATAAGCTTGATGAATTGCTTTGTAGGTAAAGGTTCGGATTGCTCTGACGGGGAGACGAGCCAAGATCCACATTGACCTGCTTGCTTGAAAGATAAAACTCCATCCTTTGTAGACGCTCCTGATACAGACCACCGAAATATCCCGCCTTGTCCGTGTCTTTTGCGATGCTTGAGAAATACGTCCGCAAAGCTCCGTAGACGATAGCGTCGTGGAAATTGGGGTCTAGGAGGGGATATTGACCCATTGAGAAGTAAACGCTCGAAGTCGCAGGAGCATAGACAATGGGCTTGAAAAGTGTCAATGAGGTATCGCTTTGGACGCTTTGCACTTGATAGTTCAATCCATCACCGCCGGGAGGAGTAAGAGAGATGAAGATATTATTAAACGTAAGGTCGGTATTTAACGGGAATGTTCCTACGCTACTGAAGGTTGTTCCGCTTCCCGTGATGATGTTTGACCCAACCGAAGCACTTACCGTACCGTTAGGAGCTACAGAGGTAGAAACATAATCTTCATAGGTTAGGTCGGGTGTATTTATCTGGGCGTAAAGCGAGATAATCTCTCCTGTTGCAGACGGGATAGGCCAGAACTTCAGCTCGTCGTTATAAAGGAAGAAGTACGCAGGATAGGATGCCGTGTAAGGCAGAGCGTTCAGTTTGACCCACTCCTGAATCGAGTTAATCGGATAGGCGATGTAAACCAACTGTCCTATCGTTATTGAGGAAGTTTTTAACTTCGAGATATTCGCTGGCATACGATACGACTGCACCCCGACGCAAGAAATGGAAGTATTCGTCGGAATAACGTAGACAAAAGCCTGTACCTGTTCTACTAGTCCTCCTATCCAGCTGATGGTAGCGGAGTTCTGCGTGAACGTAATTGTCTTCGTAGACCCGTCGGAAAATGAAGCGGTAGAACTTTGAGAAGCCGTCGTCCACGGGCTGACTAAAGTAGCTGAAGTCGCTCCGACGGCGATGACATTGGTTGTTAAAAACTGCTGTCCCTGAAGCGAGGATTGCCAATAGATGTTCGTCGAATTTTGCGTAAAGAAGACTGTCCTTTGCTCGGAGTCTCCAAAAACGACGAGTTGCTGGCACGACGGATACGGCCACGTCGCTTCAAGCGTCGCAGTCTGGTTTCCTGTTACTCCCACGACGGGTGTTGCGGTTATCGTGAGTACCTGCGGGCCTACTGTCGTCATGGTGAAGGAACGCTCGTTGTCGAAATAGCGAAGGAGAAGATAACGATGCTCTTGGTTCAACAACTGACCAGCAAGCGTCTTGTTCGCCGTTGTGTTATTTTGCGAAAGCGTCGCAAATTGCGAAACCATTTTTGTGAGGGAAAGTGCCATAATCGAATTATAATTCGTTTAGATTGAAAGTTTTTCGTGTACTATGCGCTTGCGGTGAAATAAGCCCACGTTGAACCGCCATCGGTATTGATATAAAGTCTTGTCGTAGTAGTAGTGGCAGTGGTATTGACATATAGGGTACTCTTTGCGGCTTTTATAGTAGGCGCACCACTTCCCGATAAGATTTGATTAGGAAGAATAGGAGAATCAATCCCATTATGGGTATGAAAACTAGCGTTAGTAGTATCATATCGAGCATTTTTCTGTGCTGATTTAATCGCATTATTTACAAACTGTTGGATTTCAGGAGTTATCATTTTATTCCATAAGGCGCGGTCGCCACATTATCTTTTACTGTTCCACCAATTACGCGAAGTTCAGTTATCCTATTAAAGGATGGATTTATGGTGGTACTAGTTAGAATCGCTTTAACTAAAAGCCACTGTTGACGTTGGATAGTAACAGGAAGATTGCCTGATAGAATAGGAGGATTTGTGCCATCAGGAGTCGTATAAGGGCTATTAGTCCCTGTTATTGTACCAACGTTAGTGAACGAATTATTGACATAATCATATAACGATGATGCCATGAGAAGTTGTACTGTTTCACCAGAAACCAAAGGCATCGCTAATTTGAATTCTATTTGTAAGGAAGTCGCAGGGTTGAGCGAAGTACCCACGGGAATCAAATCAGAAACAATAAAAGAAGCACCGTTCGTATAAGGAGTTGATATTCCAGAATCAACACCAAACAGATTTCCCGTTCCATCAGACCATCCTATATATAACCCAGAACCCGGAGGGGTATTTGTCGTTACATCACCCTGAAGAAAACAGGTCGCATAACCATTATAGGTTCCATAGGAAAGTTGATTAGAACATCTAAACGCTCCCGTAGCTAAATCAACGCACCAAACTCCTCCTATTGGTAAATATCCATATCCTGTCTGTGCAGTAGCAGAAACACCAAAGTATAATCTTCCTTTCTGATACGTAGCTCCATAGAATGTATAAATGGGATAAACAGAACCCGTAAGGTGATCGGGAAACTTCTTCCAAACATCAGCTTGTGAACCATTGGTGATATAGATATTTCCTCGATTACCCGTAAAAGCATAGGTATTCTGGTTTGCCGTGACCATTGCCACGGTATTTTTTTCCGCGAGATAAATATATCCTCCAACCACCGTACTGAATGTATCCCAATTATAGATATAATTTTGTTCCCCTCCTATGAGAATGTTCATTCCCGAAGGCGCAAGACATTTCGCAAAATCGAACTTAGGAATTAGTGGGTAATCAGTATAAGAATAATTAGAAACCGAAGGACCAGTCGAAGGCACAAAAGCAGTGAAACTCGCGTTGCCAAAGTTGATTTGTAACTTTCCAATACTTCCCGTTAGTTTTGCACCTGCCGAACTATTCACAAAATACAAATTCCCATCAGGGGCAACCATCGCTTGATGATAAATCGTATTCTGAATAACTGTCCCATTGTTTGCTGTTCCCGTATTAGGATTCCAACCATTGACCCACGTAGGATAACCACTGGTAATTGGCCCATAATCAATCGTATTATCTCTAAAAATAAATATCCACGTATCTCCCGTTCCGCCTGTGTTCGGAGTCCTTAATGTCGCAAGACCATTTCCATGAGCTGAAGTTACGTTATTCTGTGTCCACGTCCACGAATTGGTTGCTGGAGTAAAACCTTGTCCCGTAGTAGTCACAATGTCGCTCCATAAATATCCATTGTTATCCAACATCCAATGATATAAACCATCGAAAACCATATAGTTTGGTTGTGAAGGATTAAGAGTTGAAAATGTTACCGCAGAAGTGCTTGCAGTCGTAACCGTCACAAGAACACTAGCCAGAGTATAAAGTTGCCACACTAAAGTTCCTGAACCAGCTCCCGTGACATAAAGAGGTCTATAAGTGACACCAGTCGCTAATCCCGAACCTACTGCGCCACCCAAATTGTTAATAATAATATATTGTCCAGTTTCTATTTTAAGATTTTCTGGCGCAAGAAACTCACCCGTTGAAGTAGTAACAAGACTTCCTGTTGTGTTGTTGATAAGTTGTGGATTTTTGAAAATCGGTGCAGTCGCATAAGAAACTGAAGCCTCGCCGGGAAGCCCCGTAGGGTCAACGCTGCGCATATCAGTCAGCCCAGAATAAGGAGAGTCTCCAATTCCTTGGTCGAATCCTCCGATAATAATATCTCCTGAAGTTTGGTCGATTTTATATGCCATTATGCAAGTCGTCCCGCCTTCAACCTATCGAGAGACCTTTGTACCGTCTGACGCATATCATTTACTCGTATCTTTTCTATCGCCAACACTTTTCTGTCCGACGCAAGATTCATCTGATTAGTTAAAAGTTCTTGTTCCTGTGCTTTGATAGACATTTCCCGTAGTAATAAAGATTGCTCAATCTCTTTTTTCTCTTTTTCGGCGGTTGATTCTATATTCCGCGCCGAGATAAGGGCTTTTTCAGCCAATTCTTTCTTCTCGTTCGCCTGTTTCAAAAGATTTGCACTGATACGTTCGTCGTTTTCCGCTCTTTCTTTGGCATCGTTTGCCTTTTTTAACGCTTCTGCGACATCAATTTCTGCCAAGAGCGATTCTTCTTCTCGTTTTTCGAGTTTCTTATCCCATGAGGTTAAAGATTTCTCAAATTGCGCCAACTCGGTTCGTTTGGTTGCAATATCGGGCATCAGAGCGTCATATTTTGACTGCATCTGCTTTAATTCTCCCGATAACTGTTCCTTTTTATTGCTCAAATTGACTATTTCCTCCTGTATCGCGGCGAGGGTTGATGTCTTGTAGTGTTCAAAATCCTGTTCGGTCTTTGACCATAACTCACGAAGCCCATCAACCCGTGTCGCAATTTTAACTCCTTCCGAAATCTCGCGCCCCTGCGCTTTGGATTTAAGTGCGTCTAATTCACTTTTTTGGAGGAGTTTTACAGACATTTATTTATCGAATGATGCGGCAAGCGCAGCCATAGAAGCACCGTCTTCAACCACACCGCTGCTCCTTTTGCCTTTTTCATTCTTGCTTAATTTGTCTTCAAGTTTGGGACGCTGTACCTCGGAGACGTGTGGCTTTGATTCAGGATAGACATACAGCCCTTTCTGAATCAAGGGAGCCAACTGGTCTATTGAGTACGTTGCCGCGCCCTGCATCCCCTGAAACCTCGGCGTACCATCCGCGTTCCGTTCACGCTTTAGGTTGTCTTTCGTCCACTGGCTCTTGCCCCATTCCCTGATAGCAAGGTCTAAAGCGAACTTCTTGACGATGTTTAGGAGTTCCAAAGGCGAAGCCATCTTTGCTTCTCCGGTCGGACCCGTTAGATCGACATTGAACAACGGACAAGTCGAGTTGGCTTTGAACTCATAGTCTTTCGAGTTATACCGACCGACGAAGTCCTCATCTGACCAATTCGTGAACCGAACGATACCGTCGAAGTTCTCTGGGAGCATCTTGACCCGCTCCATAGGGTCTTTTTTTATTTCCATTTCCTTTACAGGTTAGTTTTTACCCCTTACGGGGCTATGGGGGTGGTTCGATTGCCACCCCCTGACCGACTGACTACAAGTTGACGTATGCGATGTTCGCCGAGGAAGCCGCAAGAGCCGCGCCGTTATGACCCAAGACAGGAAGTCCTGCCGAAAGGATAACCGCTGCGCCTGCCGCGCCAACTGAGAGGGATGAACCTGCCGCCACGCCTGCCGCGACCGCTATCATCCCCGTGTTGCCACGAGTAACGAAGAAGCCGTAGCTCGATGCCGGAATCGCGTACAAGCCAACACCAAACTCGGTGTTCGTGAGCGATGCCGCTGCTGGGCTGATAACCACGTTAGAGCCCGGGCATGGGATAAGGTTCACAACCGATGAGGTCGTAAGAGCCAGATTCGGAGCATCCTCCAAAGTTACGACCAAAGAGCCATTCGTTACCGTCTGTGCCGGATGGCTCTGGATGCGAAGCGTCTGACCGATACCCGTAGAAGACTGGACTACCAAGAATCCACCCTGATACTGGTTCAATGTTGCCGCCGTGCCGCCAAGAGTTACCGTGACCGTCGCCGGAGTGCTAGCAGAATTTGCCACACCACCCGTCGTTCCGTAAGCGGTATACGCCGTTACGGTAAGACCCTGATGGTTCGCAATCAAGGCTGCGTTCTGATAGAAGTAACCCGGAGCGACCGTCGTTGCTGACGATGGCAAGCCGAGTGAAACTTCACGACCATCCGCAGTATCCCAGCGAGTACCCAAAAGGGTCTGCAAGGCAGTATCCGTCGAAGTCTGAAACGCACCATTTGAAACAAGTCCGAATGGACCTGTCGCACCACGCTGTGTAATTTGACTCATATTTTTTGTGTTTTATTAGTTTATTTTACGCAGCGCCGGTTATATTCGTGATGAGACCCTGACGGAACGGAAGTGGGCAGATAAGATTTCCGCCAACAATCATGAATCCGTTAATAGTCCCCTGGTTGTACGCTTCGACCATACCCGTCCATGTGAACACGGTTGGGGTATAAAGTTTCTCCTGATACACGTTACCTTCGATATTCTTTCCGCTTGCGCTGACCTTCTCACCCTTCCACCACTTCAAACCGTGCCACTCCAGGTACTCAAGATTGAGCATGTAGAGATAGCCCGTGGGGAACTTTTTGTCGCGCGAGATAATCATGCCGTCCCAGCGAAGCTCGGAATAACCCGAAGCCTGCGAGACCACGCGATCTTTCGGCGCAAAGTCCATGTTGTTCCTCTGGAACGGGGTCTGGAGCTGTTCAACATATGACCATGAGGCGTAGTCTGCCCCGATAAAATCAGGAATGACGCCACCGTCCGAGATGTTGTTCCAGGTCGTCCGAAGCTGCAACAGGGAGATTGCCGAGTTCGTCGCCGCCGTCTCATACGCGTTCAACGCATTATACGTTGCACGGGTAAGACCGCCATACGTCGAAGCAACCGTTCCGTTGTCCACCGTGTTTGCCAAGCCGTTCGGGGCTTTGCCGCCGAATGAAGTGCCATCGCCCTGAAGGAAGTTGCCGACATCGTCGGAACCGTCCTGTGCGCGAGACTTCATTGTCTGCTCCATCAAGTTGATGGTCTGCATATCCGTGTCGTTGATGGACAAATCCGTGCCTGCCAAAGAGACGTTAGTCGCAATGAACGAAGCATAAAAAGTCATGTTCACTGATACGGGCTGCTGGGAAATCGGAAGCAAGTCATAACCATTGAACGCCACCGAGCCGAGGCCCTTCTGGTATTTCAACGGAATAAGTTCCTGCGAACCGTTCCACTTCTGCGTCTTCTCCATGAGTCGCCCAAAAAGGTAGTTATCCCTTAAAACTCCATCGTACCACTTAGGAGCTAAGTACTGATTCGTTACCGTCTGTAGGGTGACATTTGGTGCTGTACCTCCTGCCATATTTTTTGTATTGTTAATTTATTTTACCACCTTCTATTGAGTCCATGCTCTGCCATGAATCGTTCCACGGAACTCTGTTCAAGCTGGGAAGGTTGGGACTCTCCGCCGCGCGTCATTGAACGAGATGCCAAGTCTTTGGCTTTGCTCGAACCCTGACGCTTCTGAAGCTCCTTATAAGTCTCGATAACCGCTTCGGGGTCTGCGAACTCTTTGACGTTCCCATCATTATATTTGGAGGACATACGCTCCATGAGCGTTATCAGTCCTTTGCGGGTGTTGTCGTCATCAATATCAAGTCCTTCGTCCTCTGCTGTTTCAAGAAACTCATCAACTTCATCGTCAGCTTCCTTCTGGGCTTCAGATTCCTGTTCGCCGCGAGAATCAATCTCTTGGAGTGCTTCGGCTTTTGCCCTGTCGGACATTCCGCTGATAGCTTCCTTCAATAGATTCGTCGCCGCTAGTTTTTCGGGGGTATCAGTTCCAAAGATGGCTTCAATCTTTTTTAACGGATCATCGCCTACTTCTTCCCTAAACTTCCCTACTTCGCTCAAGACCTTCACCCGCTCATTGAGTTGGATATTTTCATCTCGTAATCTCTGAGCTTCCGCTTCCCGCCTTCGGGTGTACCGATTCTTTTTGATTTCCTCGTCGGGGGTTTCCTTTTCAGGTGCCTCGTCCGTTACAAGGGGTTTATTCAAGATGGACTCGCCTCCTGCTTCTTTCAAAAAATCTGTTAATTCTGACATGTTTTTTCCTTTTCAGGATGTTACTTTACCCTTCGCAGGGAGTTTATATTACAGGACTTAGTTCTTTTACGACGTTGCCCTTATCGCGTCATACTGCTACGCTGTCGGTTCTACTGGTGTTTCCTCTACGGGCGCAACAGGTTCTACCACGGGTTCAGCCGGAACTGGCTCAACTTCGTTCGAGAACACCACCACGTCGTCTATTTTAAGTTCGATTTTGCTCATAGTTTTATTAGTTAATCTTCTTGATCGCCGTTCTCTTCCCGCTTATTCATTTTCTTTTCGCTTTCCTTCCTGCTTTCCTGATATTCTTCACTTTTGCTTTCCTTATCATGCTTCCCTTTCGGGTGCTTTTTCTTGCACTCTGGGCAATAGCCGATGTTGTTGATAAGCCGCTTTTCCAATGCTTCCGATTTTGCTTCTTTTTTACTCATGGTTATTTGTAGTTATTACCTACCAAGAATACCAACGACGAGGATGAAGTATCGAAGAATACCTGATAGTTCACCGTCGAGCTTGCGAGGATGGTTAAAGTGCTTGCCGTGCATGTTCCCTGCACCGTCGAAGTTCCCGCTCCAATCGTTTCGCACTTGAACACATCTCCTGTACCCGGAGAATATGCAACGGTATTCGTTGAATCGTTGATGATATTCCCCGAAACCGATGCGCCGAGATTTGCAAGTCCTCCGCATGCCGCATAGGTCGAGGTTGCCGCAGGGAGTGTTCCCGTTGCCAATGCCGAAGTTCCAAGCCACTGCGTATTTGCGTTAGAACACAAATCAGTCGTCGCTATCACCGTTGAGGTAGCGAGTGAATGGATGAATCCGCCCGCCGACTGTTGAGAAGGCGTATACGACCCTAACTTCTGCTGAACAGGTGAAGCAACGGCAAATCCTGCGATTGCCACTGCTATCACTGCTACTACCAATGCTGAAATTGATGTTTTATTCATGTTAGATAAGAATCCAATTTGTTCCGTTCGACACCGGAGTTAAAGCCGTGTACTGGCTGATGGTCTGCGTACTTGCGCCGTCGATCGTCTGGCCTGATGTCGTCGCAAGAGTTACCGTTCCCGTACCTGTGTTTTTAATGACGAACTGATACCCCACGCAACCTACTGCCGTCGGAAGTGTGATAGTATTTGAACCTGATGTATTCTCTATAAGCGCGTGACAGTTTCCCACATTGCCGATGGTATTCACCACAAGCGTCGTGTTCGCTGTCACTGCGTTATACTCGAATGTTAATTCTGACTGTCTGACTTTCGCTCCAGAGTAGAACTCTGGGTGGTACTGATGTACCGGTACATTCATGGTTGCCATAATTTTGTTTTATGATTTAGTTTGTTTGTCTAATTTGTTTTTTTGTCGTGTATTTTCCGACCTTTCCGTTTGTCATATTATTACGCTATATAATGTTTGCTCTGACTATCTTTTGGAGAATGGATATTACACCCCTTGCATATCTTTTCGTCCATACCGGGGGCAGTATCCCACGAATGTTTGTGCGTGCCTTCTTTTTTCTTCTCCAATGCTTTTGTCCTAACAGGCGTAGACTTATATCCTTGTCGCTTTTTTTCTTTATCTAACGCACGAGTTGAATCACCCTCCTTGCGCCCTTCCTGTTTATCCATCCAATCCCACATCGCTTTGTTTGCCATGTTAGTTTTGCTGGTACTCCGCCGTAATAGTTGAACTCGCTCCCGTCTGTACGACTGTCAGACCACTCTTGAAGATATTATCGAACGTCAATTCAAACGGGTTCGTTGCGGTTGAGGGTACGGTTATCTTTGCTACTACCGTGGTTGCCGTGGAAGTGGAAGCTGCGTCGTAAACCGTGATGACCGAGTTTGCGATAGGAGTTGTTACGTCAATCACGTGCAAGATGCCAGCGTAATTCGCTAAGGTAGTCGTTGCAAGCGTGGCGTCCGTGTAGTCATTGAACGCTGGAGTGCCGTAAACTCCGCCGAGATTCTGGGGGACAACATGGAAAGAGTTATACGCATAGATTCCCACGCCAAGGAGAATAGCGAGTCCAACGATACCTGCGAAAATTTTATTGAGGGTTGTCATGTTAGGAAGTTTTGCCGTTCTTTTTCATCTCACTAGATTGACGACGCTTTCTTTGATAATCGGTTTCGTGATTTTCCCAATAGCCAGCGGGTCTTTCGTTAATATCTTTCTTCTTCTCTAACGCCTTTGAGCGGGCGGGGGAAGATTTCTTCTTGTTTCCCATTTTTCTCATGTTGCCGCCCGACATTATTCCTGCGGCGTATTGATTTTCTTCTTCGTTAGTCATATCAGTATTTTATAATAATTTGTTTAGTTTATATTTCGTGTACTACTTAGCCTCCGTTCCTTTTGTCTTCGCCGCTAACGCTGCACTCGCCATTTCTTTTGACTGGGCTAACTTTTGGGCGTGGTCTTGTTCCTCGTGCTGCATCTTCTGTTGATGCGCCGACTCTTTTTGTGCCATTTGTTGCTGGGCGGCTTGACCCTGTTGAGCCTGCTGCTGTTGAACTCCTTGTGCTTCCTGTTGAGCTTGGGCTTGCTGTTGCTGTTGGGCAGCCTGCTGCTGTTGGGCTTGCATCTGTTGGAGCTTCTGACCGAGTTCTGGGAAATTCAAACTGATGTAAGCCATTCCGCCATCCGTCTTTTGGCTGTACGTCCAGAACGCACCGTCCGATGCTGCGTCATCAGGGTCGGGGAAATTAAGCGTCTCTAATAAGGTCTTTGGGCCGATAAATCCACCTTGAGCTAAGGTCATCGCCTGATTCCCTTCGCTTATTTGGTCTTTCGGTTGCATCGAGTTCGCCGTGATGCCGACGATTAACTGCTGGTCGATGTCTTGAGCCTGAAGTTCGACGTACTGCGTCGCCGCGCCTGAACCTAAGACAGCTCCAAAGTGTTTTTCATCGTAGAAGACGTGATACAACTGAACCAGCCAATCACACGCTGGCTTCGCTACGGACTGCTCGATGACATCTCCAATGCCACCGCCGATGCGTGAAGTATCTCTCTGCTGGTTCAAAGTCATACCACGAGCGGTTTCGTCGGGTTTCGCGGGCTGGCTTGAGATGCCCTGCGTACCCCAGCGACTACGAATATGGTTCTCCAACATTTCCACCTCGTTGAAGGCAGCCTCTGGGAAATTAGGAGCGTCAAGGCGCACGATGGCTCCTGTCGCACCCTGTCCCTTTTCACTCGAAGGTGCCAAAACGCCACCATAGCCTTTCTTGGTCAAAGCGTCATATCCTTGTTTTGCTGTCTCTTGATTGAAATTATCCTCGCTGAATATCAGTCCATTGTTCGCCTGACTGACGTTGTTGTCTATTTGGTCGGCTCTCTTGGTCAGTCTCCGCTGGTCGGGGATACTTTGCTCGATTAACCCCGTAATGTCGTGGGGTCTCTCTTGTAAGCTGAAAACACTCAAGAAGATATACGGCTTCTTCGGTAAGGCAAAGTGATTCCGTTTTGGAGGAGGTGTCTGCCCCGTCAGCGGATCTGGCTCTTGTTCCTCATCCTCATAGTTAAAATACTCGTTCTTGTGCTTGTCTAAAACGAGATGCTCGAACGTCGTAAAACAATAGTCATCATTCCACCACTCCGTACAACAGACACGGGTTCCCATTTTCCCGTCCACTTCGAGTATTATATCGGCGGTCTTTTTGGGGAACAGTTCGGTCAGCTTCTCCGCCGTAACGTAGATCCTCTCACCAAGCCACGAACTGAAATCTCCGTACACATCAACAAAGCCCTCGGGGTCAAAGATGAAATCTTGTATCCTGCGGTTTTCAATAGCAACGTCTTTGATGTCTTTGTTCCAGCCCGGCTTCAGGACTCCAAGATGATTGATTGACCACTGGCGTACCATAACGGCTATCTTCCGCCTTAGATTTAACTGTTGAACGTGGAACTGGAGCATCGTCTGCACGGTATCTGCCAGTTTGTTCCCTTGCTGGTCGTTTGCGGCGAAACAGAAGGGAGCTGGGTCTTGTGCCGTAGCCGCAGGTAAGAATGTCTCCTCGGACTCGAACTGGAGGTTAGCTGCTACAATCTCGTCATCGCCCGGTACTTCGCCTAACGCGTTCCTACCGAGATAGCTTTTGAGGTTTCTCGCACGGATAGGAATGGCTACTTTGCTTTCATAGGGGGCATATTGGTTCTCCCACTCATCGCGGAGTTTCAAGAGCTTCGTGTCCGACATCGGGAGGTCGAGAACATCCAGCTCCTCGCCTACCTTGCCTTCGACATCTAAATTGCCCTTCGTGCGAAGTTTATTGGTATCCGAGGTGATGAGTTGGGTAACGCCGTCGATATTGTCTTGGAATGGGTCAGACATATGACCACATTATCCCACAAACTCAATACGTTATATTTCGTGTACTAATTCTTCCCGTAGTTATCATTCCTCGCCGCCACTTGACAACCTACCAACGGATGCTTCTGATGATACTCAGATTCTAGGAGCATCCCGCAATAACTACAATGTCCCGCCTGCCGGAGTATCTCCTCCGTAGGAACGTGGATATTTAAGACTCTCGCCGTGATGGTATATTTTACGAACGTCGGCTTGTGATGGGGAGGTGCGCCGCGTTTCAAATCACGGTACTCTTTTTGCTTCCTGCGGTTGTAAGCGTTGCGTTCTTCTCGGTTCATTTCGGCCACAATAGTTGTACGCCCCCATCTGACACGATTTGGGCTTTTCGTATTCCCTCAAAGACATCCTTCGCGCCGAAGACAACGGCTTTCTCATGGTTGAAGCGTTGCATACCGATGTCGCTATAGAGTAGGGCATGACAAAAATGGTCGGGGCCGTTTCTCTTCCAGACATACTCAGCCCCCAACAAACTCCTATCGTCTTTGCCGGGCTTTGCGTCAGTAATAATCTCCTCACGATATAAGAAGCCGAAGTGTGAGGCGAACTCCGCCCATTCATCCTTTGTGCCGTTCAGCCGATACCTGCCAATATCTCTCATCTGCTCGACCATAATGGTCATCTGCCTATTCCTATCGACTCTCACCGTGCCGAACTCATCATCAACGCCCCACTCAACGTAATCGTTCGACTTCCTATCCTTGCGATAGAAGACTAAAAAGACCCTGCCGGGATATTTGGCTTGGAGCTTACGCACGCCGATTAAATCTCCTCCTTGGTCGAAGATAGCCACCGATTTCTCGAAGGTCTCTAAGAACTTCGCTATCTTGTCGTAGGGGTCTTTACTAGCCGTTATCTCCGTTTCATGCCCGTACAAGAAGACTCCTTGCTGGTTTCTTAGCACATAGTGTATCCCATGCCCCGTATCGCACCCGATGATGACTCGGTCGTCCTTCTTGTAGTAATCATTCACCTCGTCCACGCAGTTCATCAGCACGGTTTTCGGTTCTATCCTATCCTCCGAGCCGATGAAGGGAAGCCCTAAGACATAGTTGTAGAAGTATTGTTTGTCTTTTTGCGGGTCGTTGAACGCTTTGATGATGTCTTTCGCGCTCTTGTTGTAGAGCATGAGCTGGGAGATGTGATAGCCAGAAAAATCACCTTGCGATGTAGCTTTCCATACTCCACATATTCTTGCAGTATCCGAGAGCGCTCGCCCACAGTTTTTGCAAATATAAACTTCATCCTTAATGCTATCTGGCCAGGTAAGTATTTGTTCTGTATGACATACCTCGCACGTGATAAACCACTCTTTTTTATCGCTTTGTTCCCAGTAGACATCGACTCCGTGTCCAGCGAGGCTGGGATGGCTGAAGTACCACCTCCACCCTCCGTCCTCCTGTGCTTGTAGTCTGTTTTCATATTGCGTGATGACTTCCATATTCGACGCATCGACCTCATCGTGGATGTTCAGACCTGATGGAATCATCATAGCCTGCTTTGCCGTGAATGTTCCGCGATAGAAAATAATTGAATTGCCTACTGACTTTTGCTCTACGGTATCGTGGTCTTTTACCCACTCCATCAAGATAGGATTCTGGGCGATGATACGATTGAATGAACCACCGACCATGTCTTGAACGTCCGAGATGGTTGGTAGGGTATAAATTATCTGTCGCCGTAATTTCTTTGCCACCCAGAAGCTCTTGAGGGCGTTCATTACCGTAGCCCCAATCTGCGGCGGTTTCAAGAGAACTTGGAAAGGACTAAGGTCGTTATAAATATCAAACAAAAACCGTCGCTTTTGAAACTCTATTGGGAAACCTACTTCATTCTTTATCTTGTGCTTTATCGCCCACAATGCCGGACTCAATTCCATCGCCTGGGACACCATCTCCGCTGTATATTGCATTCAATCGTTCAGTAAGTGCTTTAATTACTGGTAATGCCTCGACCTCGACATTCATGTTCATATGCTTTTCCGCGGCATACCTATCTTTTAGCTTATAACCCATATCAAGTGCCGATTTTCTAGCTTGCACATTGATTATCGAATAAAAAGCTAATTTACCTTGCATAGACTTCCTAACGACAATCGTTTCAAACCCAGCTTGTCTAACGTGTTCAATTATCTCATCATCTTCCATCTTAGACGGAAACACAAAATAATTGACTTCCGTTTGATCTAAAAGCTCTCCATGTGCCTTCGCTAACTTCTCGTCGGATATATGCCTATTAACCAAATCCTGCCATCCTTGAGTTCTAGTGAGCGTAGCGACATTCGATTTCTCTGAATATCCTACCTCAACCATCGCTTTACTTATTGGAGTGCCTTTTAGTGCTTTTTTGAAAACCTGCTTTTGCTTTATTGTCGCCGCCATTACCCATATTATAGGGCTTATCTACTTATGAGTCAAATGCCACCCTTTGCACTTTGGACATGGATACACATTAAGCACCTCGCCTCGCTCATCTCTTAACCAATTTCTCGCTGTTACCGCATCTCTTTTAGACACATACTTCCTTTTCCCGCACTGATATTGATATTTTAGGACTATATTTCTACTCATGGGTCAAGAACTCCACCAACACATCTTCAGGTTTAACGCCTCGTATCACCAATATCTTTCCATTCTTCTGACCAAACGCCTTCCAATTCCCGTCCATCTGTTTCATTATGCTGATGACTTTATCGTTCTTTTCAGGGTTGAACTCTGCGTCCGAGTAACTAAGTTTTCCTTGTTGATCTTCTGCCTTTTTTATTTCTTCCGCCGGGGTGAGGTCTTCTGGGTTAAGGTTATTCATGTTTCTTTTTTAGTTTTTTGGGCGGTTGGTGAAGAAACTCCTTCGTTTTGACAATCATCACACCAACATCTCATATCCACCCCATCGAATACATATTCCATTTTACCATTTCTTCCTTTAATTCCAGTGAAAATAAGATTGGCGCGTCTAGGAATCTTATTTAATATCGCCTTATTAAATAACGATTGTCCCGTATAAAAAGGAAATAGAATCTTCGCCGCTAGCGGTTCTACCTTCCCCTTCATCATAGCGAACGATATATCTACTTTCTTCTTCATTTGTTTCTTTCATTTACCGCGTTATCAATGAGTCGCCTACATCGACCACATATTTTCGGCCCTGTATTTATTCCAATGTAATCGTTTAGTTTGTTTATCCACATTGGTTTTCTTTTTACCTGCCACTTGAAGCCCCAGCGTTTACAGCCTCGATTTTCGCATCGTCGGAAAATGAACCATTCTTGTTTTGGAGGGGGGTTGTAGGTCATTGTGGTTGCATCATTCCTGCTACTTTTTGGGCTATCTGGTCGGTTATGTCATTCTCTTGCCGGGGCAACAAGACGACACTTCCGGCGGTCAAAACTCCTGCGGCAACACCGATTGCTGACTTCACTGCGCCGAGAACAACATCGTAGCTATCGACGATACCAGCATCAAACATATTAACTAATTTTTTAGTTCTCGTGTCCCATCCCTCTTCGCTCCCTTGCGAAAGTACGTCATGCTCAATACCAGCATTTCTCATAATCTGCATAATTGGTGTTAATAATGCATAATCTAATATCTCTTGTCCTACAGTTTCGCCATCCCACGTTCGGGCGTTTTTTAGAGCTAATCCGCCTCCCGCAACAATTCCATTGTGCAATGCGCTATATGCAGAATTAATGCTGTCCTCAATTTTAAGCCTTCTATACGCCAATGAGCTTTCGCTGTGTCCTCCCACGAAATAAATAGCCGTTTTTGTGTTTAATCTCGCCGCGCGAGCCAATGCTTCGTCCGATCCGTCCACTTTGAGTCCAAGCAAATGGGTCGTCAAATCTTGTATGCCATCAATGAACGTTCCCTCACGATTCACGGTTATCTTTCCAAAATGACCCAAAAACTCCATCTTGGTATCGCGCATCTTGATACCCGATGAGGGGCTAATGATTCTTCCACCTGATGCTTTCTCCAAGTCCTCCCACCATAAATCGTTGAATACCGTAGGCATCTTGATGACCAAAAATCTAATTCCGAGCGTCTGCGGGGCGCGGGCGAGGATAAAACTGTTCAGAATCGGCGCGTCCATCTCATTGCAGAAGATAACCAAGTCCTTTACGTCATGGACCTGTAATTCCCCGACCAGTTTTTCCATTTCTCCTTGTGAGGTTATCTTGCTGAAGGCTAGGAGAACCAAAGGATTTTCTATGGTTGCCTGATAGGTATACTCTCCGTTCGGAAGTTGGTCGCACATATAGCGTGAAGCGTAGGTCGCTCCGTCGATTTTGATGCCCGTGCCGATGGAATAACTGTCTTTGGTATCTTTTGACGCCTCCCAGTTAATAATGCCGTCTTTACCAATATGCTTGTAAATCTCAGCTATCGTCTTTCCGATTTCCTCCGATTCTGCGCTGATAGTAGCAGTCTGTTCAAGTAATTTGAAGTCGATATTGCCGTCCTTATCCACCAATTCTTTGCGCTGGGATTTAAGAGATTCTTCGATAAGGGGGATACAGTCTTCAAGGCTCTTTTTTATTTCCATCGGAGCGACTTCTCCGATATGCTTCATACCTTCCTCTAGGATAGAAGCAGTCAAAAGTGTTGCCGTAGAACTTCCGTCGCCATTCGCGCGATTACTTCTGCCCACAGCCTCAAAAAGTATCTTTCTTCCTAACTCCTCAATAGGGTCAGCGAACCTTATGCGTTCCAAAATTGATGCGCCGTCATTACTTACAAAATACTGTGGATTACGCATATCCTCAATGATACTATTGCTACCAGAAGTACCCATAGTTATAGCAATAGCTTCACTGGCACGTTTAATGCCGCTCATTAACTTCTCTCTTGCCTGTTCGCTCGTATAGAGATTATCGCGTGTACTCATGGTAATAAATTTGGTCGTTTGTTTGTAGGACTTCTCGGATGTGAAACTCTAGGTATTTACTGCTTGAAATATCTTGTGGAAAATGCTTTCTTAGCCCGCACCGCTCGCACCGTTCAAGGACTCCATACTCGTTCCGCTCGACCTCTCGAAACTTGTGTAAATAGTTTCCTTTTGAGCATCGTGATTTTCCATAACGTCTATCCAACATTTTCGCTGGATATTACTTCGCTCATTTTCACGAACCAGTCGAACTCATTATCATCTCCCTCGCGAGGGAACTTATAAGCAAGAAAGCGATCAAACCGCACTTTCTGCCCTATCTCTATGTCAGCGATGGTCTCATCTTTTGCCAGCACTATTCCTATCTCGTTATAGGTCGTGGACTCTCCGGGAAGGAGTGTCCGATGCTCTATGGGTGCAATTTGGAGGAAATTGTTGTGCAATCTCATTGGTATAATTATTATCTATTTTGGTTATTTTTGCAAGCCCTCTTTTACCCCTCTTTCTCCTTTTTCGGCGCGAGGCTATCAAGGGCTTCGAGGTTTTTCTTTATTTCTTCCACGGCGGCGTTCCAACCATCCATATAACGTTCAAGTAGTTCATCTATCGCAGTAAAATCACTTTCTCTTTTCTCCGGCACGACACTCAATGCTTTTGCGAGCATAGATGCTTCGGCGGCGGCAATCTTTGCTTCTATCCATTCTTCCCGCGTATGGTCGAGCGAACATTCTTTTTCCGCCGCAGCTCTCTCCTTAGTGAGAAGGGAAGAAAATAGCTTTTTGAATTGTTCGTCAAGAAATGTTTTTGACACTCCGTATGCGTTCTCAATTAGTTCGCTTGAATACTTGTATGCAAATAATCGCATCGCCTCATCAAACTCCTTCTCCCAGCTTTCTGTTTTCATCGGGGCGGGAGCGAATGTTCCAATGGCGCGCTTGGTTTGGTTGGTCATAATGTTATTCGTTAATGTTTAGCCCAATATAATAATGTCGTTACCAGAATAACGATACCAACCAAGATAAAATATATTATTGTTATTTTTTCAGTGTTGTCCATGGGAGGGTTATTCGTTAATGTTGGTTAGACCTTTTTTGATCCTTTTGGGGCGACTAGTCAACTTTTTCATAGGTCATCTCAAATATGTCTGGCTTGCAGGGATAGCGTTCTCCTTTTACGCCCGTGATTATCCAATCGCCGTGCGATATTTCCATCTGCCCTTCAAGAGTATGGATATGAGGTGCGCCCTGAATACCATCGTGCGCCGAATAGCACACTCCCTCAATCGCTATTCTTGGAAGAAATTTGTTATATTGTATGGCTTCTACTTCAACTGGCTTCTTTTTATATTTCATAGGTTCTTAGTTATTATTTAGTCGATCGTCGCCGTGTACGTTTTTCCGTCCAGTTCTACTTTTACTTTTTTCCCGCGCAAACTTGGCTCTTCCTTGCTCGTATCGTACTTCGGCGCGGTACTGTTGCAATAAATACAGCGGCCACTATTTCCTATAACATGTCTACACGTTTTTACCTTCCCCACTCCTTTAGTGTTCTTTTTCATGGGTTATGATTCTTTTTTGTTTTTTTTAGCGGGCGTAAATGCCTATGAGTATTTGAGTTATCCCTCCGGCGGTGGCAAATATAGCAAACCAGAACCAATTTCCCTTACGCTTATATTCGATTGTAGCTATAAAAACCCCGAAGAAAATGTTAAAGATGCCTTCCAGTATGTTTGCGATTGATAAAATGTTCATAGAATTGAATCCCAATTAGCGTTAGTTTCTATATTTTTTAGCATTTCTTCGCGGGCGGCGTTCCAACCTGATGTCATATAGCTTCTTGAGAAGTTTTCGTCCTCGTCTGCGCTTTTGGGATATACTCTTTCTTCCGGCACAAGTCCCTTCACGAAACTTCTAACCTTTTCTATGTGGAGTTCTTTTTCTGATGTCATGTTATTTGTTTTTCTGTGCGATTATTTCGTCCCAACTCTTTTGGATTTCCTCGCGCACAGTTTTGTTTTGGCATTTTTTGCAATATTTGGGGGCGGGGTTCTTTGGAGCGGCGGGAAACTCCGAGATGTCTTCCCCGCAGCCCATTTGCTGACATATATAAATCGTCTTCTCGTTAAAAACTTCGTCTGCCTTTGGTGCTACGCTGTGATATGCCATTTTAGTTTTTTCTTAATGTTGCTTGGTTACGGAAAGACCTTTCCACTTTATCGAATCTATCTAAATCTACAACTACTTCCTGCCATTTTTTATATTCATCTGTAGTTTTCCACTCGTTCTCGGCATCTACCGCACTACTTAGTTTAGCCCGTAATTCTACCTTTTTCTGGCTCGCGGCGATTTCTAAAGACAAAACCTCGATGGTCTTTTTATAAATAATGAGCCGCACCTCCGTACCAAGATCGCCCCACTCATCTGCGCTCGACATCTTTTTGTCGTGTAGCAGTTTTCCCGCATCGTCGATTATTTCTTGAATGGGGCGATTTTCCATAGTTAGAGATTAGGTTTTTCGTCTTCCCATACTCCAACCGAATAGTCCTTGTACGTTCCCTTTGGCTTGCCTTTGTAGGTCAAGAGAAGCTTTGCGCCATCGGGTACGCCGCTCAACTTGCTCTCAAGCACTGCGCCTGATACGGAGCGTTTCTCGCCTGTGCCTTCTTCGATGATGAAGAACAACGTATAGTCCTCACCGTTTTTCCCTGGCTTGGTTTCACGGCTTTCCAAGACTCCTTCCAACTTATCACCGACCGTTTCCGGCATCCAACGCGCGCCCGATTCTACTTCGTTATATCCCATTTTAGTTTTTGTTTAATAGTTTATATAAGCACGCCGCACTTTTGAACCCTTCCCTAAACTCATTCGTCGCTTCTTTTATTTCGACCTTGAATTCTTTTGCACCGAAGGGAACGATAGCGTATTTTTTTATCTCTTGCGGCGCGAGCATATTTTTCCCGTCCGCGTCAAAGATGCCATTCTCCGCTTGCTCTAGGTCGTATCCAGCCACCTGCACGAATTGCGAGTCGTAAGCAACGGGCGATGATTTGAAGTCAATTATCCACACTTCGCCGTTCTTCATCTCTGCCATACAATCGGTAATGCCACCAACCCATAATGCCTCGGAGTAGCAATGCCCTTCGGAGATGAGGAACTTTTCTATGTTTTCGGTCGCCCAGTTTGCGAATAATTTTACTTGCGGAATATCTGTTTCGTATTTCATTTTTTTATTGCTTGATAATATCTTTTGCTTATCGCTTTTCTCGTAACTCCATAATCATCTGCGATTTGATTGAATGTCATGCCAGCCTTCCGTAGACCAATTATTCTTTCAATATCTGCTCTGAGTATTTTGGCATTTCCGTCAAACTCAGAATGGCAACGGACACAGAGAACCTTCCAGTCACTTATATTCCGCAGATACTTCTTGCTTATGTTAGCCCTATGCAATTTCCCCGTTGCTCCACATTCGGAACATTTCTCTGCCGGAAGGTAACGTCTTATCCACATATGTATTCCCGAATACCTTACCCTCTTTTTTTGCGTCGCTTTCTTTTCTCGTCCCCTAATCGCTATACCCGTACATTTTCTTGAACAATACTTTACTTCTCCATTTCTGTATCTGTGGCACATAAACTTTTTTGAACATAACAAACATTGTGCCACAAACTTTTTATCCAATGCTTTGGAAATATTGCTTCGCCATTCTTTAGTTCTTTTGGGTATTTTTCGTCCTAAACTATCTTTTCTCATACCTCTAATGGTACACCATTATTATCCCTTATGCAAGCAATAATATAATTGGATAATTCGAGATGAAGGTCCGTCCCTGCCTCCGCTTTCTTGTTCTTGCTCGTGAAGTGGGCGAACCTTGCCGCCTTGAAGATAGGATATTTCTTTTGAAGTGCGTCTATCGCCTTTTTCTTGTCATCGCTCGCCACCGCCGCAAGGTATTCCTCGCGGATCGTGGGGATTTTCTCGCCCGCCTCTAGGCACTCCACCGCCGCCAATTCTGCCGCCCACCACGTAAGCGGTTTGCTGATGATGCCCACAATGCTCGATGTGCCATAAAGTGGACGGTTATCGAGGGTGTGCATATGCTCGCCTTTTGCGTCTAAGAATTTGTAGTTATTCATTAGTGTGAGTCCCGATAATTTTGACTTTCACTCGCCGCATACATCGCATCTATCTCGTCGTCTTCCGGCAACGGTTCTTTCTCTTTCTCGTCTTCCTCGTCGCTTATCGCTGGCTCGAACGCCGCTTTTTTCTCGTAGGGGTTAATCCCGTACACCAACTCGTTCAAGTCGCCAAAGAACTTGGTAACTGCATCTTTGTCGGTGAAACTGAAAGGTTTATTGTTCATAGTTTTATTCAACGATTATCCCAAGTGCTTTGAAGAAGTCATCGACTTGGCTCTTTTTTATTTTTGTCGCGCCACCCTTGCCGTAGAACTTGGCATTTTGTAACTCTGCCTTGCGAAGGTCTGCCCCGGAAAGGTTTGCCCCGTAAAGGTTTGCCTCGTAAAGGTTTGCCTTGCGAAGGTCTGCCCCGGAAAGGTTTGCCTTATTATCCTGTATCGCTTCCTTAATGGTTGATTTCTCGCTCGCAAACTTCACTTCTCCCGTAAAGCGGTTCTTAATCTCAATGACTACCTTATTTTTTTCTTTGGTCTTCTGCTCGGCTTCTTGGATATACTTTTTGACTTCCTCGATGTTATTTAATACGTCCTCTTTGGTTATTTTGCTCATAGATTTTTGTTATTTTATTGATTATTCCGGCGGCAAAGTCGGACGACATAACCGCCAGAATGATGTCCGCCTTAGTTTAATTCGTATTCCATCTCCTCATGGCTGTCTGCCCACCTTTGCTCTTTTTCTTCTGCCGCGATTAACTCGGCTTCCTCCACCGATAGCAACATTACATCTTCTACTGCTTGCTCGAATTTTGTCATACTTTTATTGTTAATTTTATTGGTTTTTCTCTTTGCGCCGCCGACCCATCCTTTGACGCGGCGTTTTGGATATTCTCTTTCTGTATGCCCCAAAGGGTTGCTATGCCCGCGAACTTTATCAAGGTTTCCTCCAATTCCTCAAAGCGTTGCAACTTCGTGAGGTTCGCTATCCGGCGGATATAATTCCGTGCGATAGTATGCTGGTGCGCCACGAGGATTGAATGTTCTAGGTTTTCCATAGTTTTGGTTAATTTGTTTGTTTCGACCTTTTAGATGATTGACTGGTGGGACTGGTCAAGGAGTTGAAGTAAGGTTTTACGATTTAGCCCATCTGCTAACTACGTTCGCCTACCGTCTGTATTTTACTCCGCACCTTGAATGGGTTAAGTACATTCCCCCACTCCCATCAATCAACCATCTGTAATCAGTATACGCCTCCTGTGGCTTGTGTCAAGCGAGTTTTGCACAGCCTAGTTAACCCCTATTTATCTACCTTTTTGGCGTTTCTTGCGTTTTGACTTGCTTGGTTCATCATCTTTGCGTGGGCTACCCTATCCTTCTTGCTTCTCTTTGCCCACATCCGCGTTGCCCTGATCGTGGCGGCGGCGGAGAGGATTTGTTTCTCTTCTACGGTCAATCTCATAGTAGTTGGTTATTGGTTAGTTTTTTTCTTGGGTTACTTTTTTCTCTTTTTTTCGGTGCGACTAAAGATTAGGATTTAATTTATACATTGAGCCATCCTTTACCACCGTACTCGTACGCATCAATCTTCCCCATTCGTTGTTGATATATCCTCCTTTCGCCGAAACTCCAAGCGCAAGTGCAATCTGTTCCCTTGAAAACGCACGATGATTATTTTCTACTAGAAAATTAAGGATGCGTGTCGCTAAAGATGATGGCCCTAATTTATTCTTCCACATACTCACCACATCGTTCGAAAGAGGAAGATAGGTCGTTTGTTGTGGCGTGCCGCCTACCAATCCCCTGATGTTTTCTATGATGGCATTTAATCGGTGGATCTCGCCATCTTTTTGAATTAGTTGCGATTCGTATTGATTACGAACTTGAATAAGTGTTTCGTTCTCGACAATAGGTTGAATTATTTGAGGTATTTGCTTGCTCTGTCCTTTTACCTTTTGTGCCGTGGAAGAATGCGAACTGGAAAACTTTGAGATGAATGACTGCACATCAGTCTGTGTGAGTTCCGGCATCTCAAAGTCTTTGCCTATCTTTTCTCGGTCAGGGTGGAGTGTTTCGCGCTTCCTGATCTTGAACTTGTCAAACACGCCAAGGAATTCTGGCGACCAGATATACCCTTCCCCTGTCGGAATGGAGGGAAGTGCTTTAATAAAGTCATCGAACTTTTTATTATCTTCCGTACCATGCGCTTCCACCCATTCAGCGAGTGCCTTCCTGTCCTGTGGGCCTAATGAGCGGAGGGCAAGAAGTGTATCAATCTGGGTAAGCACATCCTTGTTAAGTGTCGCCGCACGCTGGTTGAGCATTGTTACTCCGATACCACGATTCCTTCCCATAGTAACAAGAGATTCCACGCGGGAGAATACCGTACTCATGCCCCCTACGACCCTCTGGGGGACGTACTCATGCGCCTCCTCGATGAACACATGGCGGGGAGTGTTGTTGATGTTCAAAAGCGTTTCCGCGAATTCCGCGATTAAGTGCCTTGCCCCAACCTTCGGCATTCCAAATGTTGATATGACACATGATACATTTTCTTTTACGATAGCGCGCGCAATTTCCGGCCCCATATCCCTGTCTAATAGAATATCAGCATGTTCAAGCCCAAAAACAACCACGGGCAAACCCTTATCCTTACCATTTTTATCAAATCGAAGCCCCCACCACACATCAATAGGGTCAAATACAACAAAAGGTATATTATTCTTAAAGAACTCTTCTGCCATTACTCCGCCGAGATAGGTCTTCCCAGCTCCACGTTTTGCAAGGATTGCAAAGCTCTTAGTCGCGGCGTTTATTGGTAATTTTATCGAGCCTAAGTTTATTTCATTCATGTTATTTATAGATTTCAATTCTTTTTCCTGCGATGGCTTAGAATAGACCTTTTTGTTTTTCTTTTGGGGCGGCGAAAAGTGATGGGGAGTTCATGGCGCAATCGAGAATATGTTTGCCTAATTCTGGTTCGGTGCAATCCCTTAATGCCAATCGTTTATCAATGCCAGTATATTTCGATAAATCAAAACCCAATTTCTTTGATCTAATTTGTGCATCGTTTTTGCCTTTGGTGTTAATTTGCCTTATATCAAATTTCCTATCTGAAATACCAAAGTTCGACCACAACCAATGACCGCCTAATTGCGTAGGAGGTATTAAAGGTTTATACCAAGCCACTACGTTCTCTACGCACCAATTCCCCTTAAAATAGCCTTCCAAAAGTAATATCTCTTGATACAAAGCCACATCGGGATATTTCGCCGGTGAATACTGACCCGTAGATTTGTTATGTTCATTGAACGCTCGCAATCTACCAACCTTCGAATGGGTAGGACATGGAGGCGATGACCAAATAAAATCAAACTCTTTGTAATGGTCTAATAAGTATTGGTGTGCATCTGCGACAATAACCGTATCGTTAGGCCAAAAGTCTTTATATATTTCTGCGACCTTAGGGTTAAGTTCAATCGCCGTGATTTCGTGTTGATTGCCCCACAACTTCCGATTGCCTCCGATATTTGCATATAAATTAAGAATCTTCATCAATGGTTTTTGTTAATGCGTTAGTGATCTTTTTTTATTTCTTTTTAAGATTTCATTTATCCACGCTTCGTTTTCTTCATTCGATTTCTTAAAAGCTTCATAGAAATGTTTATCGGTTTTCTGCCGCCAATTTCTCATTTCTTCCTGAAAGCGCAATGCTTTTTCTATTCCAAAGAAGTCCATGTTAGTTTTTTTCTTTTCTTTTAGAGGTTAATTCTATATCACTTTTACATTCGTTTCCCCATACATCCCACCCTTCTGTTTTTTGGCGGGCGAAAAGTTCTATGCGGGGAAGATTGCCAAACAGTTCAACGATTTTTGTGCGAGCGATTTCTGGTTTTTCGCTATGCTTCGTTCTTCCCGTGATAAGAACCGATGAAACAGAATTGCTCTTTACGAGTGAATGGGCTTTGCCTTTTACGCCGAGCAAGCACACCTCTTGGTTCGATTTCGCATAGTATCCCACTCCAAAAAATGGCGAGCCGTCTTTGTTGGTTTTAAGCCACGAAAAGCCGAGTGTCTTATACTCAAAGCCCCACGCCTTGATAACTTCCAATGCCTCCGCTAATTGTGGAAATGTCGCCCACAAAAGAAGAACAGAGGGATTATCGGCTATATCTCCTACCGGCAACGCTTTTATATCAGCGAGCGTCATTGTCGGATATTGTGCATTTACTCCGGCTTGTGGAACACCTCCATTTTGATAACTCCACGGCGGATCGGCATAGATTATCTGATACTTTTTCATTTGAATATTTGTATTCTTTCCCCGTTTATAGTTACGAAGCCTCGGATTTCTCTTGTTTCGACTTTTTCGTTTTCCGGTATTTTTTCCCACGCGGCGATATATTCCCCTCCTCTCCTTTTTCCTATTTTCATTACGGGGCGAATGAGAGGAGTTTGTGGTAAACCTTTTTCACTTATCGGGGCGCAAAGTCCTCTTAGGCGACGTTCGGCGGTGGCGATCTTGTATTCTTGTTCATTCACGTATTCGCACATTTCGCCGTAAGAGAGAATGCCTTTTGAAAGGATGAGGGATAGGAGGGTGGAACGGAGGGAAGTCATAGCTTTTCTGTTAATTCTTTTTCCCGCCGCAAAAATTCTCTCAAACTCATTTCTGCGCCTTCAGATGAAAAATAAGGTTCGCCGTCCATATAGGTTTTCATTGGAAGTTTTTCATAACCCACGCGGGCGTGCATCCATATCAAAAACCTTTCCGAGTCCTCAATAAATTCGTCTTGCTCGATTTTTATCGCAGCGGCTTTTAATCCAAATTCTCTTAACCGATAAGCATCGCATCGCCTTGTATGTTTTCCGTTCGTCTTGGCACAAATACAATCGCTCTCGTTTCCTTTCATCATTTCTTTGTTTTCTTTTTTGTTTTTTGCTCGGCGACTAACTCAGGATTCGCGTAAATATTACCGATAACAAGTAAATTATTTGATTCAATTTCGTCCATTTCCTGATTCCATTCATCCCCCACAAGCCTCAAAAATTCCCTCGATGCTTCTTTTTTGTTTTTATCCCAAATTAAATCCATCCAATATTCCCCTCCCTCGTTTATCCATTTCACTACACCACTCGTCCCTTTCATTGGTTTTATAAAATCTTCTGACCAAACTTTTATGTTGGCTATTTTTACAATATCTCCTTCGTAAATCTCTTTGCCAGATTGGTCGAGCATTCCCGTAAATTGCATAAGAATATAATCATCGCTATATCCCCACTTAGATAAATCACAAGCTACAGAGCTTGTCGTAACCATATATTTCTTTCGTTTATACCACGCGCGAAACATTATCTTTCTCATGGTTTTATTAGTTAATTATTCTCGATTCACTGAGAGCTGATGGCTTTGGATTTCACCTTTGCAACGGTGAACCTATTGCGTCGGGCTTTTATTCCATGAGAGTTACAGATAAAAGATGCTCTATAGGATGACATCTACGTTCCGTACCTAACTACGATAACGTCTTTGCTTCTTTTAGGAATTGCTATCCCTTCCGATAGCGCGGATATTTCTACCTGTGCCACCAGCTTTCAATGAACCTATCTCTATACTAGCACAATCGCCCCACTCTTGCAACAAGCAGTTGGGGAAAGCGTATTTTCTAGGATTGTGTCAAGAGTTCCTTATAATAAGCAATCTTCTCTAGGTATTCTTCGCGACTCCATTTCTTTCCTTTCGTGGCGAGTTTTATATCATTCAATTCCTTTACTATTTTCTTGCCGAGTTTTATTCCGTATATATATTGGTTGCCGTCGAGGAATAAATTACAGTAACTACATTGCGTATGGATATTGTCTATATGGAAGTTTAACTCGATCCCACAGACTGATGCTTTTATAAAATGACCCGCTTGGCAATTCACGCCTGATAGGTTCGTTTTGCCACAGGTGAAACAAGTAAAATTGTCGCGTATATATATCCAATGGCGGAAAATCTCCCATAGTTCCTTTTTGAGTTTTGCCGTCGTTTTTTGCTTCTTTCCTTTCTTATTGCCGTACTTGTGTTCCCCCTTCATTTCTTCGTCAAAACTTTCAAAAACTCGTCCGCTTTTTTCTTCGTCTTGAAGGTGTAGATTACCTGACCTTCGGAGTCTTTGAAAATAAGAGAGTAAGCACGGATAAAAATTACTTTATCGTCAAACTTTTTTGCTTCTATGAGTTTCTTGGTTTTCATTTCTTCGAGGCTACTTATCATAAATATATATTCCTTTCGCGTGGTCGGTTTCGTGTTGAAATATCTCGGCGGCTAATCCGCTCAATTCTTTTTTATGTGTTTTTAATGAATTGCCGATGAGCGACTTCGTTTGATATTCCGCCATTATCGTTCCATATCTTGTCAATTTTGTATATGGGCGGAATGGATAGCTCATACACCCCTCTTTCACTTGATATTTTGTGGACTTATCTCTCTCGATTATCTTCGGATTTATTATGACTCGCGCCGAAAAATATTTCTTTCCCGTGTCTGAAAGTACAAAATAATTATAAGGGCGATTTGATATTTGCGCGGCATGGAGTCCGAAACAATTTGTATGTAATCCATCAAACTTACTATTTACTATACCCAAAACTTCATCAACTTCGTTCTTTATTTGGCCAAAGGATTCAACGGGAAGCGATAAAACTCTGTGGGGATTTACTATTTTCATATCGTTCAGAGCAACTCAGGGATTGATTTCATTATAGGTTATTTTTCAGTATCTGTCGAGGGTATAACTTTTTTATTTCTTTTCG